TTATCCACCTCCTGATTTTGGTGGACTTTTTGAACCGTATAATAGATTTAATAGTACATATAATGATTCTACTACTTTGAATATAAACCATAGACCCTTAATTCATATTGTAGCGGCAGTAAGAAAAAAAGATGTCGTATTATATGTAAACGGAGAACTAATGGTAAAGAAAGATATTGATGAAAATTTTACTTTAGTAGAAAACGAAGAACATATGTATATTGGAGGTAAAGGTGGTGAGTTTAGGGGAATTATGGAAGCCCTACACATTACTAGTGGTTTTGATGACGCTATGGTTTCTATGACTGCTCCTATTCTTAGAGATAATACTTTAGCACTATATCGCTTTAATGAACCAATAACACCATTCTCATCTTCTTATACTTTCAATACCACAACCTCTACAGTTTCTGGATTAACAAAAATTGTTCTGAATAGTTCTACTGACGCGAAAGCCTTAGCCTCAGAATTAACAGGAAAAACAATTTCTACTGGTAGTGTTGATTTTACTAGTAGTACTTATTCTAGTGGTGATTATAAAATTGTAGATAACGTTACTACACCCGGTACTAAAAATATCAGAAGTGTACCACATGTACCTTTTAATTTGTTAATCAACGCAGGTGCTTATCATAAATCAACATACAAACCTAACAATACTCCTCCAGAAAGGGTGAGATTACATTCAATAAATGATATAGAAACTGCGACCCCTTACATTTTAGTAAGTAGTATTCATCTAGATTTTTCAACTAGTACTTTAGGAAACGGCCTCAGACCTATGTTAAACTCAAGGTCTAGTGTAGATAATAATTTTGTAATTATAAGTTCTGATTTATTGATTGATAGCGCCACTGGATATCCATATCAACCATTACATTACGCTACACAAATGATAGATAGAACTGGTCAAATGATATTAGACGAGTCTAAGTTTGAACAACATGGTATAGTTTACTCAAGTAGATTATCTACATCTGATGTAGACACTGACAATCCTTTCGCTGTTACATGGCCTACATCTTTAGATGATGGATTTAAAATTGGACATTCAGGGAGACATACGCTAAATCACGTTGAGAGTCATGAATACATGAATATGCTTCCAGAACCTGATGAAGAAATAATTAATCAACAAGTAGATGGAAGCCCAGACATTTCTGAAATTTATTATGATTCTTCTCAATTAGGTGCTACAAAAGACCTTATTGAAAATCAAAGAATAGATGTATACAGAAAAGTTGAAGATTATAAAATTGTTAATGTCGTAAACTCAAGTTCTATATCTGCAATAGTAAGTAATGGTTTACCCTCTGGAAGTAAAGAGATTATAGGAATAGGGGGAAACAATTTTGATTTTGCACCATTCATGTTAAAAGGCCCTGTTCCCCAATTTGGTGACATAGATGATGAGACTCGTTTGTACCATTTACGACCTTCTAGAGAGTCTAGAATTGCTGTATTAAAAGTTCCAAAATTATTAAACTACGCTGGTTTTGCTCAAACGGTTTTAATTCACTATAACGCTATTGATTTAACAGGAGACTCAATGGACTCAAATGGGAAGCCGTATCTCATGGTTTCTCAAACTTCTCCTGCTGGTACAACAGTAGTTGCTGAAGGTACTACTTTGTAT